ATTGGCTGCAACCAATGCCCCCAATCCTTGAGCAAAAGGCTCGACAGCTACATCAATATCCGTAATGTGCGGATTTTCAAATAAAGAAAACACCGCTAATACAGGTTTGCGTTTGGCTGCGCTTGCGTCAGTTTTGGCTTCAATGAAGTCGCCCAATTTACCAATACCGCCTAAGTATTTAAGCAGTTCTGATACTTGTACGCGCTTATTAACAATACGATTGACATCGTTAAGTGAAGCGGCTGCTTCTGCATCTGTCATCGCTGCGTAGTTTAATCCTAATGGATCGTTTAATAGTTCATCTTTTAACATTATTCTAGTCCTATTGGTGAGCCGTTTTCATCATGGGTTATCATCTTGTCTTTGCCGTTAATCCTGACTCCAATTGGGCGTCCATTTTCATCTTTAATAATTTCTCTAGGTGCTTCCATTTTAGCCATCATTTCACGCATATTTTTGTCGATATTTTCTGCTTCCTTCGCCCTAATCTCTGCTTCCTTGATAGCCATTTGTGTTGCTGACTTAACATCAACCTCGTACTTATCAAGTCTTTGTTGGCTTTCTTCTTGAGCGAGTTTAGCCGTTTCAAGCGCCTGTTCAGCATGAAGCTCTGCCATATCTTGTTGAGCCTTGATTCTCTGAGCGTCTTCTTTGGCTTTAACTTCACGTTCTTTAAGAAGTAACGCTTCGCCCTCAAGACGCATCTTCATTTCCCTAGCTTGAGCGTCAACTTGCAGTCTTTGACCCTCTAGTTCCGCTCTGACCATTTGTGGGTCAGCAGGAGGCTCTGGTGGGTTCATGGCTTGTTCTAGTTGTTGTTGGACGACTTGAAGCGCCATTCCCTTGTTTTCCATAGATCCATTCTCAATCACTGCCATTAATAGCATGAAGTAAGATGGAGAGCCGGGAGGAGTAGATTGCATTAGATTGGTTAATTGGGTTTGCTCGTATTCCCTAGCCATGATACCCATCGTTGTGCGGGGGATGAATTTATAATCCCTAGCTTGATATTTTTCTGGATAGAATTGGATATATCTCCACAATGACTTTTCAATCATCTTAGATAGGTAGTTACGAGACACATTTTGCATTGTGCGCTTGTTACGCTTAATGACCTGTCCAGCCATCATCGACATGCCGCCCATTGTTGAATTACGGGCATTCATTGATGTTGGGGTGGCTGAGTCTGTTTGACCGCCTGAAACCTGAATCAATCTTTCTAAATCACCGGATGACTTAAAGATAGCTGGATCAATACGACCAAAGTTAAACGGCATAAACACATCAGAAGGATTACCGTTAGTTGGAATCATCCTTCCGGGAGTTACTGTTAAATCCATGCCTCTAGGGAGTCTGGTTGCGTCTACACCCATCATTGGATGGACTGTCATGGCTAAACCGTCTATTCTAGCCCTAAATTCAGCGTCTAAGCCTTTCTGAGCGTGGTAACACTTCTCTGCTACGCCTCGACCCCAGAAACGATTAGGGATGGTGTCGTGCTGATAAGCGACAAATGGGCGATCTTTCATTAAATTGGGGTTTTCGACTGCTTTTAAGATCACATTATCATTAGCGATCGTTACAAGGGCTTCAACTAGCTCGCCTTCGTACTTTTCTTCAACTTCCTTGCCGCCTAATAGTTTTTTAGGCACTAAACCTGAATATTCTATGATTTTTACGTTATCATCGCCATCAATGTCTTTTTCGCCGTAAGCGTAATAATCAACAGTGTTGACAAATCCACCCAAATCACCCTTTTGGTAGACTCCTGATGCTTGTTTTTCTAAAATACCATGTTTAGCGGTCACAAACTCGTGAGCACAGCCATAACCATCGTCAGGCGTTTTTGCAATAGGGTCAATAATGAACTCGTTAGGTGGGATAGGTATCCATTTCACGAAAGGGCGAGATGTTTCAGTCCATTCTCCGTAAATTGACTCTTGAACAGCTTGGGTTATTGGCTTTATTTCTTTTTTCTGCTCTACGATGCACTTAGAGATACCTGTTCCGTAAATACCCCCTAGAAGGAAGGTTTCGCTAATCGCAGCAGGTGTTCCAGCAAGATTAAGATCTTCCATTAGCAGGGTGCGGGTAATCATTGCATCTTGCTTGTCTTCGTCTTGAACGTCATCATCTACATCAAACCATACGCCGCGCCCAAATGTGGCTTCTTCTTGCTCTGCGACAGCCATTTCAATCTGCTGCTGAGTGGCAGGGTTGATTAGCGTTGATCTTTCAGAAGATCGGGTCTTATCTTCGTTAGCGTGAATACCACGATAAATTCTGTAGTATTCATCCCATTTTTGCTTGAAGTCTTGATCTCTATGATCTCTCCAAGGCTCTAAAAGTCCGACAATCCACGATACCAGTGGGTGTCTTGCTATTTCTTCATCCATATTAGTATCCACTCACTGAATCTAAAGGTTCAAAGTCTTGATAATCAAAATTATCCAAGTAGTTAGTTGTTGCTATTTGATCCACATAAGCGAGTGAATCAACTAAATCGTCATGCGCTAAGGGATTGGGAAAGTCGAACATCTGACTTATCAATGCCTTAACCCACGGTTGATCTCTTTCTGTCTCTAAAATAGTAACCTTTTGCTTCTCAAGGCGACCCTGTAATGCCCAAATAATCCGATCGGTCTTCTTCTGGTTGCCGTGAGTCAATTCTTTAATATCGAAGTGAATCTTTAGTCTCATCTGCTCATCATGTAGGTACGGCTCGATAGCGTTCTTTAGAGCGCCTTTCTCAATGCCTAGCGCTACAGGGCGGGATTTCTGATAAGCCCTCATAACGCGCGTAGCGGCCTCTCTCACGCCCCATCGGCCATGATCTATCTCGTTAATGTGCCATCCGTTCTTATGTACTAGTACCCTTGAAATGGCAAATTCATCTAATTTCTTTAACTTAGAGGTTACTTTTCCTTTAACTTCCGTAAAGCCAGCAGGATCGACCGTTACATACTCATCGCCGACTAATTTGTTGTATTCAGCTTGAGAAATGAACTTAATGAGGTCTCCGCGTAAAGAACCACCACCCTCCGCTTCAAATGATGCTTCAATTTCCTGACGAATAGCAGATTCGGACATATCTGCTGTCATGGCGATGATTTCTTCTTGATCAATAAATGGATTGTCTCTTGATGAGAATTTCCAAGTTTCCCAGTTATCCAATCCCTCTGCCGCCCCAAATAACGAGAAAAAGTGGTTTTTACCCGCAGGTGTACCGATAAAGAAAGCTGACCCCTTTATATCCGCTAAAGTGGGGCGTATGATCATTTCCCACACATCAGGCTTCATGGAAGCGTACTCATCTAGTATGACGTACGATAAACCAACACCACGTAAGGTATCGGGGCGGTCAGAGCCTTTAATTGATATTCTACGGCCATTTACAAGGGTAAGGGTAGCGGTGTTTTCGTGGGCTGATTTTATTATTCCTTCCCCCAATTCCTTTAGGAGAGGCCACATTATTTCCTTACCTTGTGTGAAGGTAGGCGCTATATACCATACATCTTTCCCTTTAAGGGAATATCCGTACTCGTTTTCCTCCTTTAGCCCATTAACAATGGCTAAAATAGCCGAGAGGTACGACTTACCAAATCTTCGTCCCGCTACAGCTATCTTAAAGCGAGCAGGGGAGTTAAATATCTTCATCTGAGCAGGGTGTAGCTGGAAGTCTAAACCAACCTCACTCATTAAGAGGAAACCTCACCTTCTTTTTCACCATCAATTACGAGTTTTTCAGGCTCAATGCCCTTAATCGTGATGTTGACAAGAGGTACACCCCCTGATTCACCATCAATGGCTTTCTGGGAGGCGTAGAACTTATCCCATAAGATCTTCATGCAGGTTGTGTCACCGTCCTGAGCCATCTCAAAGGTCTTAGAAACGACCTTCTCAAACTCATCACCGGCTATCTTTTCTACGTTAGCGGCGATTATCTCTTTAAAAAGGGTGGACTTGTTTTTAGCTCCTTTCGGACGGCCTACCTTCTTTTCTGGGGTTACATCAATAACCCTGTTTTCAATTTCTTCTTTTGACATGAACCCGCCTTATGGTTTAGGGTTATTACTTATTTCTCTGCATGAACTGCTTAGCCGCTCTTTCGATGGCTTCTTGTCTTAATTGTGCTTTGGTCTTCTTTTTCTTTTTCTTCTTTTTAGTCGATTTGTTGACTGCCTCATTAATCATTTGATCTCGGGTCTTACCTTCAAATCCAAAGTAATCCATCATTCTTCTCCAAACATATAATTAGCCTTAATTAACTCCAATACGCCAATCACAGCGACATTCGACATCTTGCCAGAGTATTGATCTAAACAGTCCATCACAGAATCCATGACATCTTGTTCAAGGCTGTACTTGTAACCATCTTTTGGCTCTAATTTAGTAACATTGTCCATATTGAAACCTCTGTATATCTGTACTGGGAGATGCTAACTAAGCATTTGATTTAGATAACATTTCCTAAAACAGTGTTTTTTGGTGATATTGTCTAAGTTATTGATTCTTGGTTCAGATTTTCACTTGGTCTGCTAGAGGTGCTACACCCACACATCACTCCCCTCACACAGGGGCGGGGGGTACACCCTATGCCCCGGTCAAATCTCCCATATAACGCCCTGAGAGCCTCTGTAGGCGTACTTCTGTCATTATGGCTGTTACCCTATGTGTGTAGCGTTAAAGGCTGTGAAGGGATGGGGAAAGAGAGTGAGATGCACCTATTTCACTGTATCATTTCACTGTATATTGATGTTGTATCAACCTATTCTGACTGTTTATCAATCCTTGCTATCCATTAGCCTAGGCCTGTTAGACATAGCTATTACATCGTTAGTAGGTTCTAGTGTGTCTAATACATCATTATGCCGAGTTGTGTTGTTAGTTGGCTTATTGTCTTGTGACCACTTAGGCCATTCTTGCCAGCCTGTTATGTCTATCTTTGTATTGGGTTGTTTGCGCTTGGCTGTCATATTTTAGTACCTGCATATATATAGAGTGGTTAAGGTATATATTGCCTGTTTATCACGTTAATGCGATATATATGTGGTTTGTTTATCACATAAGTTCAATTTATATGGGTATAGAAAAGTTTAGTGCCTATATAAGTGTTTGCTTGTGGACTTTTCCTGCGATTGGCGTATCTTTATATACACCAACTAAGGGGATATACAAATGAAGCTTATTAAAGAAACAACCAGAACCAATAAAGTGCTAGCTACTAGCACACGTTGCGTATCTAAAAATCATCTAACCAATACAATGCGCGTTAGCTTTGATCAAGCTGATACTGGCTGGTATTCTCTAGAGTTTGCCGATAATAGCGAAATAGACGATCTTATTGATTCGCTTGCTAGACTAAAGAATCTATAGTTTAGTTGTACTTATTTGATATTGTGGCTTATAGTTTAGTTACTTACTTAGGAGAAATGATTATGCACACCGAGCAAGACAGAATGGCTTACAACAACGATCTAGCTTACTTTGCCCATGAAAAGGCTGTAACTGAATGGTTAGATAATAACCCTGATATTGGGGTATTAAATGGCGGCAAGTATTACCGCATTGCCGCTGGCCAAGCTGTACCAGTTAAAGAGTTAAGCTAATTAACCACTAATAGCCCCGTAAGGGGCAAAGGATTAACATGGAATTTCTTATATTTATGTTAATATCGTTAGCGGTCGTAATGGTTATGACTGCTATTGTTGAAACAATTGAAAAGATAAGGGGTTAATTATGTACTCAATCATGAAAGAAACAGAAGATGCGCAGTTTTACCTTAATCATTCTTGCCTTGGCTCGTTATCGTTTGGCAGCGAAGATATGGCTTGGACTACCGATGATCTAGAAAAAGCAGAATTAATGCTATTTAAGATTGAGTCATGTAACAATCAAGACGCTGAGTTTAGCGTTATAGAGTTATACTAACCAATAAAGGTGATTATTATGAAATACTCGAGAAAAGACTACATGGCAAAAAAAGTCAGTCATAATGACTATTACGCTCAATTCGTTACTGATGCCCTAATGTATGATGTTGTATCAAGCATTGGTGAAACAAAGCTGCTCGAATCTAATGATGATAGCTTCAACGACACAACAGACTTGTCTCAATGGGATAAGTTAAACCCATTAATTAGATGTTATTGCGGCAGAAGCATTGCAGATGCTAACGGGACAGGCGGCATTTCACTGTCTGACACCGTGTGCGTTGCCAAACAAGCGGCTAGAATCTGGAAAGAGGGGCAGACAAATGAGCTTTAATATACGAGAATTTGAAGTAGGCGATCTAGTTATATTCAAGCCATACGAAAAAGCGATTAAGGCCAAGGTTACAGGCATTAAACGCGGTTATTTTGGTAACGGCACTTGTGTTAATGGCGATGATAATCGCATTTATTACGAGTTATCTGGAGTTGATGAGCCGTTAAAGTCGGTATGTACTGGTTTATGTATAGTCGAATCTAAGTTCTTTAACTTTATTAACTGCCTGCATGAGTCTGCTATGGAGTCATTAACAGGTGAATGGCAGCGCCCTAGTGAGTTTACAGAGCGCGGGGAAGTCGTTAGGGACTTGCTAGAATACGGCTATATTCAGTGTAAGCCAGTAGTAAAGGATCATAAAACTGGCGCTACCGTGAATTACTACCGATGAACCACACTGAAAAGCACATGCGTTCAGCCTATAAACGCGCCTTTGGTCAAGAATATGACGATCCAAGGCGTAACTTAGAACCGTTACCGCTTTATATTGCTTATCAGGTAGCCTTACGTAAACGTCCTATAAGGGGAATAAAATAATGTGCGTTAAATTTGATACTAAAGTTGCTAAAAAATACTTACAGATAAAACAATCTGCATCAAGCAGGGGTATAGATTTCGATCTATCCTTAACTTCAATCAGGAATATACTTAAATCAAAGCGTTGTGCTTATACTGGCGATAAACTGAATCATACCGCTGGAGACAGAAACCAACTAACTGTAGATCGTGTAGACAACAGCATTGGCTATGTGACCGGCAACGTTGTTGCTTGCGCTGATTGGTTTAATCAAATTAAAGGCCAAGTATCTGTAAAAGAGGCTGAATTAATCATCAAAACACACAGAAAAAGGGGGATAAAATGATCACATCAGAAACAATATTCAAAATGATAAACAGTCTGCATAAAGAATCAAAACAGGCTATCGACGATAAAGATACTCAGGCCGCGCTTATATGCTGTGCTAAGGTTGACGTTTTGATCAAGTTATTACAAAACGAAAAGCTATAATCCCCAATTTGGGGTCTATAGTACCCTTTATGGGTACTCAAGGGCTGAAATAGTCGAATTTTAGGCGTAACTATGGCCTTCACCCAAAAACCCCGCACTATGGCAGGGTTGGAGGGTGAATCTATCTTATACTTACTATGATATAATAAATTAGGGGGTGATGTCAATACTTTTTATTAGGTCATATTAATTATCTGATAATTTCCTGTTTAAATGCTGCTCTAGCTGGTTTTTCCAGTCTGCTAACTGACTCAAGGCCGCTGAGTAATCCCACGCCCAATTACGCCACTTGTAGCGGGTGTATTCTTCTCCAAGTTCTTCCGCTATAATGCGTCCTTTTTCTTCTGTGGTCATTCTATAACTGCCTTCCACGCACTGTGTAGAAGGGCAGGGAATCGTTAGCATACCAGTTTCATCAACGTATTTTGCCTCGTCAGGGTGTTCTATGGTTCTATAGATGAAGTTTCTGCCTTGACAGACTGTGCAGCGATTATCCCCTATTTCTTCATGTACGGCTATGAGAGACACGATCTCAGCAAGTCTAGGCTCAACGTCTATCGAAGTCTTTAGTCGGCTCTCAAGCTCTCTACGTGCCTCTGAATCCCCATGCAAGGCGTATCCGTAAAGGTATGCGCCACCATCTAATCCAGACAAGGCTTGCGCCACCTCTTGTGGAGTTAATCCCCCAAAGCCCCCTGTAGAAGTAAGATTGGAGATTTTAGCGTTAAGCATGGTTACTAGGTCAGATTTCATCCCGAAACACCTTTCTTAGATACTTAAAATGGGGCTGGTTTGGCATGCTTATCTTTGTATAAGCAACTCTGCTATCTATTATTTCGTCTTTATAGACAACCGGATAGCGACTCTTTAGCCAGTTGGGGAAAAGGTCTTGCTTGACGTGCTGCCACCATGTCGAGGGGTAGGAGATTTTTATTTTTGTCATGGATTCACTAGGTAATCTAAAATTAGCAGAAAGAATATCAGCCAAATACCTTATATCTGTTTGCACATCCCAATCAATAGCCGCGGCAAACTGGAAATTGTCAAGGGTAAGCGTAACCTCCTTTGCTGTTCTTATTAGATCATCTTTTCTGCTCACCGGTATTTCTCCATTTCTTGACAGTCAGGGCAGTACCATTTCATTCTATTACCAGTATAAAGTTCTTTCCAGCCGAGTGCGTAAGTATTATCTTTATGGTCTTGATTTGGACAGGCTGAACACTTTACATAGCCATCGGGTGCGGATAGGTTGTATAGGTTTTTTCTATTCTTGTATTTCATTTTACCGCTTTATTCTGGTAGATTTGACAATAACTCATGCGCTATATCTTCTAAAATCCTTTCCTTAAATGCTTGATATAATTCCTCAACGGTGAAATTAGCATCGCACTCGTAATAATTTGCGTGAATGTGGTAGTCTTCATGGTCAAATGGATTGCTCATTGTCTAGCTCCGCTATCTTGCGTTTATATTCTTGTTCCATTTCTTCATAGTCTTGGCGGGTTATTTTTAAGATTTGGTGCTTGAGGGCTTTTATTTCCTCCATTCTCTCTATCCCGTACTTGTCCAGCATGAACGGGTAGTATTCTTCTCCTGCGCCTTCCCTGAATCCGTTACAAGATCGGCACTGTGCGTGTATCCCGTCATCAACAAAGTAAATGCCATTGCCATGTGCTTTGGCTATCCAGTGGCCTGCATCAAAGTCCTTCCAGTGCCCATATCTATCGCACGTACAGCATTTAGTATTTCCGTTACTGTCGGCATCTTTCCTCCTGTTGTACTCCGAACACAAACGCCACACTCGTTTTTTCCATGTGGATAGTTTTCTATTCTTCTTTGCCGCCATCTATCACCTGTAAGTCTGGTTTGGCTTGGTTCTCTGCAAGCCTCATTAGCATGTCTGCTGCGTTTTTAAAGTGTTTTGATGCCTTGTCAAGCCTGTTTTGTGCTTCACGGGTCAATCTTAGACCTTCTTGTTTTTGGGCTAAAGCTAGTTTTTCTACTGTTGCGGCTTGTTCTTTGGTGAGCCTCATATCATTGGAGGCTCGTTAGTTGGGAAAGGTACGTGTACCCCGAAATGCTGTGCTATTGCTTTGTTGATAACTTCATATACTTGGCTTACCTGCCCTGTCGTTAGGTTGTTGGTGGAGATTTTGCCATCCTCTGACGGGAACATTTGGGCTTGTGTTACTCTCCATATTTCCTTTATTGATTCTTGTGTGTTGGGTACTGGGAGATTTTTTATATCGAGCAGTGCTTTTTGGTCATACCCCGCATCATTCAAAGCCTCTGCTAGTCTTTGGAAATAAAGGTGCATAGCCCCTCTTTGGGTGTCAGTGAGTTTAGTCATGCGTACCAGAAGCCAACCCTGTCACCTGCGTCATCAAAAGCCTTTGCGACTGCACCAAACCCCTTTCTTCTTAAAAGGGCAAGAACAATCTCCTCTGCCTCTCCATGTTCTCTCTCTGGATCTTTGCCGGTAAGCGCGTTCAATTTCTCAACCGCCTCTGATTCGTTCATCACTCACACCTCGCATGTCTGTAAAGTTCTGGATTATCTGTAAACCACCCCATAGCTGATAGGTAGTCGTGATAGACATTAATTCTTTGTTGTTTGGTCTTTGTTCGCATCATATCTCTTTGAAAGTCTTGTATAGACTGTCTGACCTGTAGTGGCTCGTTTAGATCACATACATTAGCGTTAGATTCACTCATAAATGTTTTTCTCGTATGATTTCCATCTTTTATCTGCTTTTTCTCTGCTCTCAAACTTTGCTTTGGGTCTTCCAAATACTCTTGTTACCTCATCATAGAAGCTGGCAACATCTGGGTATTTCTCGCGTCTTTGCTCGGGGGTCATACATAACTCTTTGTATATTTTGGTATGTACTCTTGAAATTGTAGCGAATTTTCCAGAAAGTGCAAGCCTATTGTGCCTTCAAATTCAGCATTTCTTTGTTTTTCTACCTTTAGTTTGACATCCCATCTTGCGGGATCGTTCAATATTACTTCGTCTTCTGGTGTTCTGTATGCCTCTGGTTTGGCTTTAATGGCCTTCTTTTCCATATCCGTCCAGACAATAAATATACTAGATGCTTGGTTAGAAATATCAGATCCCCCTGATATATCGTAGCGGTCTGGAACATAACGCTTGTCTGAGGGTGGCTTGCGCATGTGAGCGATGAGGTGAATGTCCATACCTGTGTCTTTTGCTATAGAATCCAACGAGTTAAGAAAGTTTTTCTGGCTACCGTAATCATCGGGTGACATGCCGCACTTCATCAGGCTATCTATGACGAGAAAATCCAGCCCCAATTCCTTCCCGCAGTAGCCAGCCATTTTTAGTATTCTTTCAGTTGGCACGTTGTTTTGCTGGTCGTAAAGGTAAAGTCTTTTATTGAGACTGCCCAGAAACTTATCCAGTGCCGGTGAAGTGAAGTCCTGAAACCCTAATGCTTGTGCCGCCATTCGCTTTAACGTAACCACTGGTGCCATTTCCAGACTTGCTATACACCCTGTAAGCCCTTGATTAATAAACCCTAATGATGCGAACCCTGTTAGCATGGATTTTTTATGCCCGTTGTATCCTGTCCATAGGTGTACACCAGCCTCGTTAAACCTTACTTTGTCGTGCGTCTTTTCCCAAGGTAATGTTGCTCCAGAGACAGGCGTATCCATGTGAGCCAATAGCTCATCCCTAAATTGTGATGCCTCCCTTATGTTTACTGAATCGTCAGGTAAGACGAAGTTGTCGATCTTATCTTGATCTATCAACATATCACGAGCTATCTGGGCTAGGTGGTTTTGGTAGCTCATACGTCTATGGCAAATTCATCACCATCCTCAATAACCCCATGCTTCCTGATCAGGTCTACTGCCTCAACTACATAAATATCTGGGTCACATGCTCCATCAATAAACCCCTCTCTCTTTTGCATCCTAGCGAATTCAACCAGACCAGCCAGTAAGCTCAGAGCCTTGTCTAAATCTTTACCCGTTTCACTCATCTCTGTACCCTCATAATTGCTGCCTCAAATTGGTTTACCTCAAGAGGATCAAGTTTCTGTCCTCTATCATGCTTGGCCTTCATGCTCTTTATCAGGTTCATATCGGCTTGCCGCGTACCTGTTCTTGATATTCCGTTATCGGATGGGAATAGGTCACTAGCATTTAACCCTAAAGCGTGAGCTACGTCAATACCCGATGCACCACAACCAAAACAATTCATAATGACTTTTCCATCTGGTAATTCTTTGATGCCGAGTGATGGTGTTTTTTCGTTATGGCATGGGCATAATGCTTTGTACTGATTCTTACCCGTAGGCTTACAGTCAAGTAATGACGTTATTGTGTCAATTGGCCTAGAGGACATAATCTTTACCCTCAGTAACTTCACCAAATCGCTCATCTGTCCACTTATTCTTTAGCAGGTACTTACGTGGACTTGGTATAAACTTTTTCTCTGTTTCTGTGTAGCGTGTTGCACAGTCTGCAACGGCTATCTTTCTGTCTTTATCGCTTAACTTATTCCATGCCCTCTCAGCATCCACCTTATCGACCTTCTTAGGCCACACCTTCCAGAAGTCGGAAAATGGAATTGAGCATATATTATTTATATTGTTATTTATATTGTTATTAGTATTAAACTGCTTAACCCCCTTTGGCGATTCATTTAACCCCCTTTCATCATCAGATTTACCACCTTGATGAAGGTCATTAAGTTTCTTAACCACCTTTTCAGGCACATTAATCAGGTATTCGTTCCTCATCTGAACACCGCCAGCAGTCTCAACGGCCTTCATTCTATTCCGCTTAATAATCCACCCAGATTGATCAAGATAGGCAAGCCACTTGATAACGGTGGGTTTACTTAGCCCCGTTTCGTTAGATATTCTCATCTGGGAAGGCCATGCTATGTCCTGCTCAAAGTTCATAAATGTGCCTAGATACAAGGCTAGATACTTAGCGTTAGCTGGTAAATCTGATTTCTTAACGAGTTGAACCCAATTAAAACAACTTAAATCAATCATACAACGTCCTCAGTTAAGTAAAATGCGGCATGGACTTGGTAAGTAAGAGGATACAGCGCGAGCCTCCCAAGACCTGTTCCGACCGCCGCCAGCCGTTATAACCCTCACGCTGTTATGTTTGCTTCCTTCATTATACGACGAATCCACTGAGAGTCAACCCCACATGCCTCTGCATGGTAGATTTCCCCAGAAAGGTATTTTTTAGCAGTGCTTTTTAGCCTAGCGTGTTCCTTTATTTTATTTGTACTCTTGTTTGTTCTTGGCATAAGATCAAGAATAGCCCTCTCTATCACTGAGAAATAGAGGTTATAGTGAGGGTCGTCTGGGAACTGCATACGTATTTTTTTTACCGCTAATGTATATTTGTTTTCTGGTGTCATAATATTCTCCTAAGTTGAGAATAGACAATAACACAAATAATTTTAAATACAAGCATTATTTTTCTTGACATGAGGTTAAATGTGTGAAATAGTCAGATACACATTAACTAGGAGAAACAAAATGAAGAAGATTATCGAAGTAGAAGATGAAGGCATGATGAGCTTAATTGGTGAAGTAATAACGATATTTTGCCTTAACTATATCTATACTGGTAAATTAGCAGGTGTAAATAAAACCTGCGTCCTGCTGGAAGATCCAAAGATTGTTTATGAGACAGGATCTTTTTCCGAGAAGGATTGGTCAGATGCACAAAGCCTACCGAACCAGCTTTATGTTCAAACTGGATGTATTGAGAGCTTCGGAATAGTCAAATGATTCGCGGCAAGAAACAAAAATACCTTGGGTCAGGGTCATGGTCACGGTCAGGGTCAGGGTCACGGTCATGGTCAGGGTCATGGTCACGGTCAGGGTCACGGTCATGGTCAGGGTCATGGTCACGGTCAGGGTCAGGGTCACGGTCATGGTCAGGGTCATGGTCAGGGTCAGGGTCAATCTAAGGCGATATGAGCGGCTTTTACATAGACCATATAGGGTAGCACCAAATTAACTAGAAGTCCTCTTAGAACGGCTCTCAGGGGCTTACAGAGGCATATAGGAGGTAGGTATGAGTGATATATGGGAAGACCCGCAAGAATTGGTTAGATTATGTGCAAATGCGTTCTATGAGATGGCTGAGAATTATGATCAGTCGGAGGACTTTGCCAATATATTAAATCGGCTTATTTATAATAAAGCTGGTCTTAGGGTAACGATGTCAGATTATTACCTAGCGTTTGAGATTCTGGTAAATAGAATGGAGAGCGTTATTGAGGAAGAAGTTGAAAGATTACAGGATATAGAGGATAATAAGTCTGAGGCTGATAAGAAGCATGACTTTAATGAAGGGTGGGGTTTAGATGAGTAAATTCATTCTTGTTGTTTTGGTTGTCCTTGCAGCGTGGACTATTGAGGCAAAGGCTTATTATTGGGTTGATATTCCCGAGCAGGAAGAATCTAGGGGGTGTGATTAATGGCTATTGTGCATTGTAATGAATGTGATCAGTTTATAGATGATGACTATTTCCCTTGTGAGGTAGATCCAAGGGATTCATCTGAACTGCTTTGTCCTGTTTGTGCAGAAGAATTTTATGACGAAAATGGTGAGCTGATTTTTCCTGTAGATCCTGATAAGGATGATGGCGATTACGCTTACGATAATTGGAAAGACAGGCAGTTGGAATAAAAATGACCACTAATTATGATATGGCAAAAGCCACAGGGTTTCAGGGTACGTTTAAAGAATATAATCAATGGAGGTTTGATATGAGTTGGGCTAAAGATGCTTGGAGTGATGGATATGACTACATGGTTGCGCTTGGATTCAGCGAACAAGAAGCAGTAGATTATGCCGATAAAAGAGTTGAAGAATTGAAGGAATTGAATTATACTCCAAAGGATGAAGATGGAAATAAATGATTACGAAGTATCTCGCCAGCTTTATTATGAGGTTGAGCAATGGACTGATGATAAGTGGTATGAGATGCAGGATAAAGATAAAGAGTGGATTAAGGAACAGGAGGATAAATTAGATGAGCTTACGAACATTGGACGTAACAAAGCACATGGATAAGAAGGGTAAGTTTACCTATCTAAGCTGGAGTTGGGCGGTAGACAAACTGATTGAGCATCACCCTGACGCTACATGGGAGGTTAAGCGGTTTCCTATGATGGTATGGGAGACTTCGCACTACAGTGAGGAAAGAAAGCATTACGACAAAGATACGCTTGAGGTAATTGCTATTGACCCGCCTGTAGCAATTAAGAACCTCGTAGCATCTAGGCTTAAAGTGCCTTATATGCGTACAGACACTGGATATTATGTAGAGGTAGAGGTTACTATTGATGAAGTTAGTCGTAGTCAGGTTCACCCTGTATTAGACCACCGGAATAAGCCAGTGGACAAGCCTAATGCTTTCGATATTAACACGTCTATTCAACGGTGTTTGGCTAAGGCTATTGCGTTACATGGATTAGGCCTTCATATCTACGCTGGAGAGGACTTACCGCCTACAGAGCAGATAAACAACGATGTTAAGGTTGATACGGGTCGAGTTAATGAAGCGGTACGATTCATTAGGGACGCTATCGATCAAGACGACCCCGATATAACAAGCGTTAGCATAAGGCATGAATGGGAAAATCTAACCAACGATGAAAGACTTTTCGCCCATTCTATGCTTAAAGATAAAGCCCCAGATTGCAACAAGATGTATTCAACTTTACTTAAAGAATATTTAAAAGGAGAATAGAATGGATTACGACAATACTAATCGCGGCAGTATTTGGAAGAACGACCGCAAAGAAACAGAAAAACACCCAGACTTTACGGGGTCTATTAACGTAGAAGGTAAGGAATATTGGTTAAATGGATGGAGACGGAAAGAAGGCGCAAATCCCAAAGCACCTGCAATGAGCTTTAGTGTGAGGGCAAAAGAGCAACAAGCGCCACAGCCAGATACCGTTGCCGGCTTTGATGACTCAATACCATTTTAGAATTATGAGCAGCCTGCCTAAACACTTATTGTTTACTAGTTGTGGTAACTAATCGGGTGGGTTGCTCACCATTATGAAGGAAGTATTAACATCAATCGCTATTGTATCTGCAATATATTTGATTGTTTGGTTATGGGCTAGGTTGTTTATGCCTGAGATATTTAATTAAGGAGATAGAAGATGAATCAAAAGTTTTCAGATAATGTCACATCAACCGCATTTAGTCTTTCGCTATCTAAAAGACAAGTATGGATGATGACCGCGATAGATGCTGGCTATCCGTATTGGGAGAATAGTTGGGCTGTATGGTGTTGTCAGGCGTTGCAAAATAAAGGTTTGTTATTTCACGGCGGCAAAGGCAACGGTTATGGCCTAACAGAAACGGGCGATCTAGTTGTAGGGCTTCTCAAGGACGCTGGAATATATGACGAACGGCTCAAGCAGGGACAAGCTGCCAATGAGTTTTAATACACATAAAGGATAAATGAAATGAAATATTTTCTAGTTTTTATAATGTTGATGATGGCTGGTTGCAGCAACGAAAATCTAAACCACCAATTAAGCCAAGCATCTAGCAGGGCAAATGAGATTA